ACGAACATCTCAAAAGTAAAGTGTCTATATACCTTGAGAGTGGAGACTTGCCACATCTTTTACTGTACGGAAGAGCTGGTACAGGTAAGACCACTCTCGCTAAATTACTTGTTAATAATATAGAGTGTGATTATCTATATATTAATGCTAGTGATGAGAATAATGTAGATACTGTTAGAACTAAAGTGAAGACCTTTGCATCCACTATGGGATTTAAGGATATGAAGATTATTATTCTTGATGAGTGTGATTACATTACACCAAATGCACAGGCGGCACTTCGTAATTTAATGGAAACATTCTCGAAACATTGTAGGTTTATTCTAACTTGTAATTATGTAGAGAGAATTATAGACCCGATACAATCTCGGTGTCAATCATTTCAGATTATTCCACCATCAAAGAAAGAAGTGGCAGTTCATTTATCAAATATATTAAAAAATGAGAATGTAATTTTTAAAGTAGATGATATAGCAACTATTATTAATGGTGGATATCCAGATATTAGAAAAGTTATAAATACATCACAACGACAAGTTGTAAAGAATGAACTTAAATTAGATGCTCAAGAAATTATATTGAGTGATTATAAATTAAAATTATTAAAAGTAATACAGACTAAAAGTAAAACACGAAAGGAAATATTTACAGAAATAAGACAAATACTGGCAGATGCAAAAGTTACAGATTTTGCAGATTTTTTCAGATTGTTATACGATGAAGTAGATACTTATGGGACGGGTCATATAGCAGAATGTATTTTGATTATTGCACGATATGAATCATCCGATACCCATGTAGTAGATAAAGAGATAAATGCAATGGCAATGTTAATAGAAATATTAGGAGTAATTACATAATGGAAGAAAAGTATTGGGGAGAGAAAAACTCTCCCGTTAAGAAAGCAGTTAATAATAAAGAAATTACAGAAAAACATATAGCAGTACATGAGAACAAGATTTATTATTATGCAGGAGTGAATAGAGAAAGTGCAGCAGAACTAAATAAAAAGATTGGTGAATTACAAGTAAGAAGTTTTACAATGGCAAATAACTTGGATGTAGAACCATATCCTATTCATCTACATATAAATTCGGGAGGCGGTTCCCTTATTTCAGGAATAGCATCAATGGATACAATACTGAGATGTAAAGTCCCAGTTTATACATATGTTGATGGATTTGCTGCAAGTGCAGCAACATTTCTTTCAGTAGTGGGTAGTAAAAGATATATTTCAAGACATTCATATATGTTAATACATCAATTATCTTCAAACTTTTGGGGAAAATATTCAGAGTTTCAAGATGCAAAACAAAATTTAGATTTGATGATGGACACAATTAAAAATGTATATAAGAAATATACAAAAGTTCCAGTCAAAAAATTAAATGAAATATTAAAACATGATTTAATGTGGGATGCTGAAACGTGTTTGAAATACGGTTTAGTGGACGAAATCATTTAAACAAAACAACAGGAGAAACAAAATGGCAACAGTTAAAGAACTACACGCAAAAATCAAAGAACACTTTGAAGAATTTGATCTAAATCACGCAGTACATGCTGAAAAAGGTAACAAAGCAGCTGGTGGTAGAGCAAGAAAACATATTGGAGAGATAAAAAAACTGGTAACAGATTATCGTAAAGCTTCAATATCAGAATCGAAATAATAGGAGAAAAGTATGTGGAAACATATAGGTGATATACCAAACACAAGGGATGAACATATCACAAATTTAGAGGAACAATTTTTTGATTTATTTCCAGATTGTGAAGACAAAAATAAGGCACTCGGTTTATTTAATGAGATTGTTCAATATTTGATTGTACGAACTGATAATATTATGTCTGGAAGAGAATATAAAGATGGTGAACTAAAATGAGTACAAAACCTATGAAACCTTTATCTAAACCTAAACAAACTGTAGATTTATCTAAGGCAGATACTTTACAATGTGAGGAATGTGATAATTATTTGTTTATTACCTCATATGTGATTAAACGAGTTTCTGCAATTTTATCACCATCTGGACAAGAAGGATTAGTTCCAATTCAAGTTTATAGTTGTGGTAATTGTGGTACAGTTCCGAAAAAGTTATTAGAAGGTAGTGGACTTGAAACCTAAAGGTCTATTTGATCATCTTAATCATATAACAATAAATAAAACAAAAGATTATTGGATCACTTTAACAGAAACAGAGAAGAAACAATGGTCTAATTATATGATTAATCGTTTTCTCTCTATGAAAATGGAGTGGACTGATTTTGTTAATGAAATACAGAAATTAAAGCTTGACCCACGTCAGCTTTATGTTGTATATTCCAGTATATTACCGAAGGGTAAGCAGTATTTAAAATATATTAAGAAGAAAAAAGACCCTATTTATAATACACAAGTTGTTCAGAAAATTTCTGAATATTTCGAATGTAGTCAATCCGAATCGGAAGACTATTTAAAATTATTAACAAAAAAACAAATTAGAGAATTGGTATCTAAATACGGGTATACCGATAAAGAGTTAAAACAAATGGGAATATGATATGATAGTTCCAAATAATATATTAGATGATATGGAGAAAAAACACAAAATGAAAGTTATTAAAGAAGCAAGTACAAAAAAAGAAGTAAATTCTTATTTAACAGGTGACCATGGCGACATTGTGACACTGATGGAACAAGAATGGCCAGAGATGACCAAAGAATTTAAAAGATTACAACAAGAACAATATGTATTGTTCTGTCACAAACAACACGATTACGGTCCAGGTAACATAAGTGTTGGAACACAATTACAAACAAAGGATGAGATACATTTATCACTTACGGGTCTATGGTTTAGAATGAATGATAAGATTCAAAGATTAAAAACTTTATTGATGAGTGGTAAGAAAGCCGCAGTAAATGGTGAACCGATGGAAGATGCTTATCTTGATGTATCCAACTATGGAATTATGGCAACAATCGTAAAGAATGGCAAATGGGGCAAGTAGAAACTAAACAAGTTAATATAAGTTATTCTCAATATTCTATGTGGGCACAATGTCCGTATAGATGGAAATTAAATTACATTGATAGATTATCCAGCTTTACAGATAGTATTCATACTTTATTCGGTACAGCGATGCATGAAACTATGCAAACTTGGATACATTGTATTTATAATAAGACAGCTAAGTTAGCAAATGAATTAGATTTGGAAGATTTACTACTTTCTCGAATGAAGACACTTTACCACGAGAAAATGGAATTGGAGGGGGCAGAACATTTTACCACTCCCGAAGAATTAACAGAATTTTGGAAAGATGGATGTGCAATTTTAGATTTTCTTAAAAAACGTAGAGGTGATTATTTTTCTAAAAAGGGTTATGAACTATTAGGAATAGAAACTGAACTAAATTTTCCACTAAAAGATGGAATTATGTTTAGAGGATTTATAGATTTAGTTATTAAAAATAAAATAACTCAAAAAATAAAAATTATAGATATAAAGACTTCCACGATGGGTTGGAATAAGTGGATGAAAGCAGATAAGAATAAAACATCACAACTTTTGTTATATAAACAGTTTTATTCAAAGATGTATGATTATCCAATTGATAAGATTGATGTAGAATACTTTATTGTTAAACGTAGATTGTATGAAAATGTAGATTGGCCTCAAAAAAGAGTTCAATATTTTGCACCAGCAAGTGGTGTACCATCTATGAATAAAGTAATACTCAATTTAAAGAATTTTGTTAAAGAGGGCTTTGTAAACGGAAAGCATAATACGGAACATACTTTTAAAAAGGAAGCGTCCAAGAAAAACTGTAGATGGTGTGAATTTAACCAGACGGAACATTGTGATGCGGGAGTGAAATAATGGGATTACAGAAAATTAGTTTAAGAATGTATCTACCACATTTATTGGAAAATAAAAAGACATTAGAATTTTTAACAGCCACCTACGAAGAATTAAAAAATCCAACAATTTTATATTTGTGGTATGATAAGAAAGAAGATAAAGTTGAACCAAAAAAACTTAAATCTTTTATAACTGCGTGGGAACGTAGGGATCATTATAGAACTTTTATACATACCAAATTGGTTTCAGGCCCTCAAAATTTTATATGGTTTGATATTGTGCCTGCTGGAATTAATACATCCGAGGTATCTGGTAGGTTTCAATATCATTATTATAATTCGGATAAATTGGTGGACGGTATTAAACAATTTAAAGAAATTGTAGATTTTTGTTCTCATAATAAACAAGTTAAAAAACAAAAAAGAACTGACTGAAAGTATAAATGAAGATAGGTATCGTAGGTAGTAGAGAATACGAGAATAAATTAAAAATAAAAGAATTTATTTTTCAATTGAAAGAAAAATTTGGAGATGAATTAGTAATAGTTAGTGGTGGTCAAAAAGAGGGGGCCGATGGTTACGCTAAGAAATTTTCACTTGGATTTGATGTAAAATACGCAGAATTTCCACCAGTACATTACTCATATAATCAACATTGTGTATTAAAGCGAGGAAGATATGGACAAAAATATTATGTAGGAAACTTTTTCGCGAGAAATAAACTGATAGCGGAATATAGTGAGATGGTGGTAGGTTTCATACCAGAAGGAGCTGTATCAAATGGTACAAGGCATACTTTAAGTGAGGCAGAGAAGTTAGGAAAACGAATATTAATAATTAATTAATGAGATAATATATATTTATATATATATGAATATATTGGAAAGATGTTATGGATAAGTTACACTTAACATCGGTAAAGATATTAAAAAGTATCCATTTAAAATTTAAACGTAAATGTTTAGAAGATGAATTTACATTACAAAAATTTGTAAATAGGGCACTCGATATATATAACACCGATGAAGAATTTAAAGATAAAATAAAAAACTATGTGGATTTAGAAAAGTCAGGTAGCATGTTATGAATAAAAAGAAAATATTACTACTCTCAGACGATTTACGAATGTCGAGTGGAGTAGGTACAGTTTCGAAGGAATTTGTATTAGGTACAATTAATCATTACGATTGGG